GATGACAGTATTAACGTGTTCTCCGACGTTAGGGTTTCAAATCTAGGAACAACACTTTTTACTAACACGAACGTCAGCGCATCGGTAGGTACAAAGTTGGCTTATGCCATTTTTCCGTACTTCCGTTCGGTGTTGTTCATGAATGATTATGGTGTCTATGCGCTTGTTGGCTCTACGACGTCGAAGATTTCTGACCCTTTGGACGGCATATTTACCGATATTGATTTTCTTACTAGCAATGTTACTTCTGGTCAGGTACTGCTAAACAACATTCTGTGTGCGGCCTTTAATTTTAAGTACACGGGAGGCTTGGGTGTATCAAGTGCAGATAGATACATACAAGCAATTTTCTTTGAGAAGAAATGGTTTTTTACAAGTGCAACAAACGACCTGAAGCACATTGTCTCTGTGCCGGTAGACGGAAGGATTACGCTGTACGGAACAAATGGCAACTCTTGCATCAGGCTGTACGCCAACACGACGGCAGACATCAGCAGCTATGTTCAGACTTCTCTGAACCCGATGAAAGACCCGATTCGTACAAAGCAAGCACTAAAGATTGGCATTGAGGCAACGCTTACCAATGCTTCAACTATTTCTGTGACCGTTGATTCTGAACAAGGTCAAAGTCCTGTGGTGGCGCTTGGTCAAGAAATAACTTGGATTAACAATTTTTCTATTGTGATTCCTTGGGTCAACAACAGTTCTGCCGAAATTGGTTGGTTTGCGAGTTCCTCTGGTTACACGCTGTATAAGACCGACGCAAAGCAGTATGGCAAATATCTTGGGATGACCGTTACGTCAGCCAATCCCGGCATCGTTTATAACGGTTTTGAGTATGAACATGAATTGAGAGTGAGGTTCTAAATGCCAGTACCTAATACATTTGCTACGGCAACAACTGCTATCCCGTTGTCGCAGCTAGACCAAAACTTTGCCACTACGATAAATATTGGCAATTCAGCCATTCAGCTTGGCAATACTGTCACGCAACTGAGCAATTTGACGGTATCCAATGTCACAGTAGCCAATGCGGTTGTGGATAGCGTCAACATAACTGGTTACATGGGCATTCCGCAGAATAGCCAAAATGGTAACTACAACATTGTGTTGGGTGATGCGGGTAAACACATTTATCACCCTACGGGTCAGGCTATTGCGACTTATACGATTCCGGCTAACTCGAATGTCGGATTTACGACAGGTACAGCCATTACGATTGTGAATGGTTCAGCAAACAACGTAACGGTTGCGATTACAACTGACACCATGTATTTGTCATCAAACGGTGCAACTGGTAGCCGGACAATATCGCAATGGGGTGTGGCGACGGCTGTTAAGGTGACATCGAATGTGTGGGTCATTTCAGGGTCGAATATCACATGACAGGCATAATTCAAGCATTGTTGATGGGTAGGGTCGCCGCTGGCGGCACATTTTCTGTTGTCCAAACTTTTACCGCACCTGGCACTTGGACTTGTCCTACCGGCGTGACCGAAGTTGAGTACCTAGTAGTTGCTGGTGGAGGCGGTGCTGGAAGTTATGGTGGTGGTGGGGCTGGTGGATTCAGAACAGGTACAGGCTTATCTGTAACTGCTGGAACCGATTACACCGTTACTGTTGGCGCTGGTGGTGCATCAAGTTTAGCGGGTCTTGCTGGTTCCGATTCGGTTTTTTCAACTATTACTTCTACGGGTGGTGGTAGAGGTGGTCATGGTGATGGAACAAAAACGGGCGGCGATGGCGGCTCTGGTGGCGGCGGTGCTTGGGGTAGCGCTGCTGGCGGCAATGGCAATACACCATTTACCACTCCATCTCAAGGTAACAATGGTGGAACAGGAGGGCCGGGTTCTCCTCAATTTACTGGCGCTGGCGGTGGCGGTGCAAGTGCCGCTGGTCAAAATGGTCAGACAGAAGTGGGCGGTAATGGAGGCGCAGGAACCGCATCTTCAATTACAGGGGTATCAGTAACTTATGCTGGCGGAGGTGGGGGTGGTCACTTTGCTGGTTCTGGTACTACATCTAGCGGCGGTGCTGGTGGCGGTGGGGCAGGAGGTAAAAATAGTGCCGGTACTGCTGGAACGGCAAACACAGGAGGCGGCGGCGGCGGTTATGGGAATGGAACACAGGCTGGTGCAGCAGGTGGCTCCGGTATCGTCATCCTCAAGTACAACGTCGCATCACAGACTGTATTCACCTTCAAGTCATCGACCAAGTGGAAATGCCCAACAGGCGTGACCAGCGTGGATTATTTGGTCGTGGCTGGTGGTGGCGGTGGTGGTGTTGGGAACACTATAAATACGGGCGGTGGAGGCGGTGGTGGGGCTGGTGGTTTTAGAACTGGTACTGCGCTTTCGGTAACAGCGGGAACCGAATACACCATAACAGTTGGTGCTGGTGGTGCAGGAACTTCTACTTTTGGTGGCGGTAGTCAAGCATCTTCTGGGGGTGATTCATCAATTGCTGGCGCACCCATAACTGAAAGCCCAAGCGGTGCTGGTACTAATACTTTGAAAGCCTACGGTGGTGGTGGCGGCGGTTCTGGTGGCAACCCTACCGGAGCAGCCGGACTTAATGGTGGCTCTGGTGGCGGCGGTGGTGCAGGCGCGGCAGGGGCTGGCGGTACTGGCGGTACGGGCAATACGCCAAACACAACACCATCACAAGGTAGTAACGGTGGAACCGCAGGGTCTTCTGCAAATGGTGGTGGAGGTGGCGGAGGCGCAAGTCAAGTGGGCGGCGGCGGAGGGGCTCAAGTAGCTGGCCCCGGAGGAAACGGTACTGCTTCATCAATTAGCGGCTCATCTGTGACTTATGCTGGCGGTGGTGGTGGCTCTGGTAATCCCGGAGGGACGGGTGGTACTGGCGGTGGTGGTAATGGGGCTAGTTCTCCGGGGCCGGTCGCTGGTAGCAATGGAACCACCAATCTTGGTGGTGGCGGTGGTGGGGGAATTACAGGAACTCCAGCATCGTCCGGCGGGTCTGGCGGTTCCGGTATCGTGATAATCAAAATCAACCAATAACTATGGAAACTAAAGTCTATCGATTCTTGGGCATCGACACAGCAATGCACTTGCTACGTCCGGGTGCAAAGTGGGAAATCTCAAATAACGTCTTTACCCGTTGGGATGACCCAAGACCTTGCCCATCCATTGAAGAAGTGTATTGGGTGATGGACAAGATTAAGGAGTTCGAGGAAAGCATCCCGACCATCTGGCTACCAGAGCAACTAGAGGAAATGGGTGTGCGTATCAAAGAGATTGAGGAAGCCATCGGATGAATATGCACCACCTTTTCCCAACGCCTGTGGGGATGTTTGACCTAGACCGTCCACTAACGGATGAGGAATTGCTGTTCGTGCGTGGTCAAGAAACCAGACCGAACGAAGGCAACACGACCAGCAAGAATAACTTTGTGCTGCGTGACCCTGTAATGACTTCTCTGCGTGGTTGGGTTGAGGACTGCGTGGCTGAATACTTCAAGGCTACCAGCAATCCTAAACATGACGTTCATCTGCGGATTACGCAAAGCTGGTTTAATTATTCAGAGCAAGGGCAATGGCATCACAAACACTCGCATCCAAATTCGTTTGTGTCCGGCGTGTTTTATTTAAATACTAACCCTGATGACAAGATTTTCTTCTATCGCTCTGGCTGGCAGCAAATTAAGTTCCCACCGGAAGAATGGAACTTGTACAACTCCGAGTCGTGGTGGTTTGAGGCTGTCACAGGTCGTTTGATTTTGTTCCCATCGTCGCTTGAGCATAACGTGCCGACTGTGACGGGTGACAATGTGAGGATAAGTATGTCGTTCAACACATTCCCTGTTGGCGTGGTGGGCGATGAGATGCAACTAACTGGTTTGAAATTGGAGGCTTAAATGGCGCACTTCGCTGAACTCGACGCAAACAACGTAGTGTTGCGCGTCATTGTGGTGGACAACAAGGACACGGCTGATGCCAACGGTGTCGAGAAAGAATACATCGGCGCTGCGTTTTGTGAGCGTTTGTTTGGCGGCACATGGAAGCAAACCAGTTACAACGGCAATATGCGGAAACATTATGCAGGCATTGGTTATACCTATCGTTCTGATATTGATGCGTTTGTGCCACCACAGCCTTATCCATCATGGGCGCTAGACGATAACGCTAATTGGCAACCACCTGTAGCGATGCCAACTGACGGCGGCAGATACTCATGGAATGAGGCTAACAAAGCATGGGAGGCTCAAGATGGGGCTTAATGCTTTTCAGAAGATGGGCAACACGGTGACGTTTATTGCGGACACCACAGCCCCAACACCGGTTCAGGCTTTTTCAGGAACCAACAACGGAAACCAGTACCGTGTCATTAACACCGGCACGGAATTGGTATTTATGGGTTACGGAATGACGGCAGCAGAGGCGACGAACAATGCAGCGATTGTGAGCAGCTCTGGCCCTGCGTTTCCGATTTTGCCGAACACCGATGAGATTTTGACGTTTGTGCCGAACGCTTACTTTACCGGAACAACGTCGAGTGGCGTGGCGACGATATACATTACTCCGGGCGACGGTCTATAAGGAGCAATCATGCTAAAGGTAGCTGGCGGTGTAGGGGGTGGAGGTAATGCGTCAGGGACAGTAACCCAAGTCAATACGGGTACTGGACTGACCGGTGGCCCGATTACGACCAGCGGGACTATTCGCCTTGCAAATACAACAGTTACATCAGGTTCTTATGGCGACGCAGCCAACGTAGCCACGTTTACGGTTAACCAGCAAGGGCAACTGACAGCCGCAGGAAATGTGGCTATCAATATTGCGGTGGCTAATGTTGCGGGGGCTGTTCCCAACACGGTCAACGTCCTATCTGCCGGTTTATTGACAGGTGGCGGCGCTTTGACAGGCAATGTGACGGTTTCCCTGACAAACGTACCAATTGCCAATGTGACGGGTGGTGTTGCAAATACGGTCAGCGTCTTGGCTGGCACAGGCTTGTCTGGTGGTGGCAACCTGTCTAGCAACGTAACGCTGGCTCTAGCAAATACAGCGGTTGCGGCTGGAAATTACGGCACAGCGGCTTCTGTTGGGCAGTTTACGGTTGACGCGCAAGGCAGACTGACAAGTGCTGCCAATGTAGCGATTGACATAGCGGTTGCCAACGTGTCGGGGGCTGTCGTAAATACGACAACCATTACGGCTGGTACAGGTTTAACAGGTGGCGGGAATCTGGCAAGTAATGTCACGATTAGTCTTGCCAATACGACAGCAAATGCGGGAACCTACGGTAGCAATACGCAGGTAGCGCAAATTACGGTGGACGCGCAGGGACGAATTACTGCGGTATCGAATGTAACAATTACAGGTGGTGGTGGCGGCGGTAACGTCAGCGCGAATACGGCATACGCCTACGCTTGGTTTATCAGTTAAGAGGACAACATGAATCTCATACTCGACGCAACCACAAAATCGATTGTTGCCACCATGTCAGGGTCGGCAGCGACAACAAACCCTGATTTTACTGCTGCTTACGGCGACAACAACGGCACAAACTTTACAGAGGGCGCTAATGACGGCGCACTCAACGGAACAAACGAAGTAACGCTTGTTGCGGCTCCAGCGGCCTCTACGCGACGCACTATCAAGTCGATTACTGTTGAGAACAAGGATACGGCTGCGGTTACGGTAACTATCAGCTACAACAACAACGGTACGTTACGAACACTTTACAAAGTGACATTAAATGTCGGTGACACTTGGACAACCGACGGCACGTTTGACACTTTTGGTTCGATGAAGCAGACCGGTTACGGCACGATGTCGCAGCAAAATGCGAATAACGTGACTATTACTGGCGGCACTATCAATAGCGTCACGATTAACGCTGCAACATTAAGCAATGCCAACATAAGTGCAACTACGTCAGCCAATGCGACGTTTGCGACCTCTAGTTTGCCGCTTGTGCCGGAGGGTTACATCACAATTAGCATTAACGGTACTAACAAGAAGATTCCTTACTACGGAGTGTAAATTGGAAGGCCAAATGTTATTTAACTTAGTGGTTGGCGTAGCAGCTTTCTTCGGAGGCTGGACGTTAAACAACATTACTCGGATGTTGAATCGCATTGACGATGACATTCGTGAGTTGCCGCACGTTTATTTGAGCAAAGATGATTACAAGAACGACATCAACGAAATCAAAGGGATGTTGGGTAAGATTTTTGACAAATTAGAAAGTAAGGCAGACAAATAATGAACATGAACACGCTTTCAATGGTTGAGTTCGGTGATAACGACTCATTGAGCGAGTTTTTGTTCGAAAACGGGATGCAACACCGGCTATTTCAGCAGGTTTTGATGGATTCCAACTTTGTAGTGCCGATTTACCCCCTTATAGACGCTGAAATAAGCAACCTAGATGATTGGTTACAGGCCCATCAGGTCGAGCATCAGGCGTTTGCTGGACTGTTAGATTTGAACAATCCGTTCAATTTGTTAGACGTTGATTTCAACAATGAATCGGATTTTTACGATTGGTTAGCCAGCCATTTGTACATTCATGAACAAATCGTGGCTTCTTTAGGACTATGAAAATGGTTTCCCCGTCCCAAAAAAAATCTGATTTTTCACAACAGCAAACTCAAGCGTCGTTGCAGGGGTTGCAGCAGGACTTAAACCCGATGTCAAACCCGAAGGTTGCGGAAGCAAAGCGGGTTGCGATGCAGATGATGGAAGAAACGGGGATGTCAGCGCAGGAGATAAAAGAATTAGGTAACGCAGCAGAGTTAGCGATTTACAACAAAAATTTGTACCCAATGTTTTTGCAAAAGGTTCGAGAGCTAGGCCAAGAGGATGACAGAGTATTTGGCCCCACTATCAATTATGGCGTTCTTGCTACGTTAGCGACTATCGCCAAGTTAGTGTGAAGGCAGAACAGTTATGGGATTAAAAAAACTGTTAAGAAAAGCTGGTGACTTTGTTGTTAATAACGCACCTGTTATTGCTGCGGTAGTTACTATTGTTGCCCCCGGTATTGGCACAGCTATCGGAAATGCAATATTGCCAGCGGCTGCGGCTAATACTGCTGCGGCTGCTGCTGCGGGGGCGGCGGCAATTAGTTCAGGATTAACTGCGTTAAATCCGAATGCTACTGGTTCAGACATTTTGAAAGCAGGTGCTGCGGCTGGTGCTGGCACTTACGTTGGTAGTGCAGTCGGCCCCCAAGTAAGTAGTGCGGTTGGGGGAACGGCAGGACGGGTTGCTGGTGCTGCGGCTGGTGGCGGTGCGGGTTCAGCGACAGGCGCTTTAGTTCAAGGCGCTCCACCAGATGAGGCGTTGAAAGCTGGTCTAAGGGGTGCAGCAACTGCTGGTTTGACTCAAACGGGTATTGAAGGTGTGAGAGGGATGTCAGCACAAGGCCCACAGCAAGCCGGTGAAGCGCGGTTGCGGGTTCCAGCGCAAGGACAGTATCAAAGAGGTCAACCGCTTGCCAACACACCAACCGAAGTTGGTTTTACTAATCGTGTACCTACTGGTGGCGGCGAGGGCTTGGTATCGCCAATAGGTGCTTTATATAGTTCGCCATTTTCGACTTCTGGTGCAATGAGAGCAACAGAAAGCGGTGGCGTTCAACCTGCTTATCAAACTGGTGAGAGTTTAATTACGCCATCAGGAATGCAAACAGGGTCATCCGTGTACAGAGATAGACCTGATTTTGTGCCGCCAGCACTAACAAGGCGAGAAGAAGAAACTTTAAGAGAGTCTTTGGGTGAGGCTTTTGGTTACTTGTTTAGAGGCCAGCCGCAGACCCCAACAGAGTCTCCGACACAACTTGGTGCGACAAGACGTTTAGGAGCGCCGCTAACACAGGCTTCTCCCGGTTCACAGGCATTAGCGCAAGCGTTACGGATTGGCGATGCTGGTGCGCCGGTATTTGGTGGCGAAAGAGAAGAAGGAAGAAGGTCAGGGTGGAACGTAGAGTCGCTCCGCTATATGGGTAATTCGGAGGCTTAAATGGCAAAGCAAATTGCAAAACTGTTAAAGGCAAGCATTCAGGAAACTAGCGACCTGAAAGAGATAGCGAAGATGCTATCTAAAAAAGGTCGTGGTGGTGACACGATGCTTGCACACATTACGCCAAAAGAAGCCGCGCTTCTGAAAGAATCCGGCGGCGCTGGCACAGTCAACCCTGATACTGGCTTGCTAGAGTTCTATGACGGTTTCAATATTAGTGACTATGCTGATTTTGATGCGCCTGATATTAGAACGGGTGGCTATAGAACTAGAGCGCAACCAGAACTTAGCTATGGTTTTAATGCGCCAGAAACTTACGAATACAGCGACCCAACGCAACAAAAAGCAATAGACCAATACAGAGGAAGCGCAACACCTTATCCAGCAGTTTCTCCATTTGCTGACGATGACGATAGGTTTGCCGGTCAAGCTATTGCTGAAACAGAATTCCCAAGCGGCATGGGCGCTAGGAGAGATTTGTATGCAGCACAAGGAACGCCGCAAGGCTACACCCCAACTCCTTTAGTTTACCCCGGCACTAATCCTTATGAAGATGTCCAAATGCCAACTCCACCTAGCTTGGTGGATAAAGCGTTAATCGGGCCAGCTAAGAGTGCTTTTGAGTATTTGAAAGAAAACGTCACTCCTTCTGAAGCCTTGAGGCTTGGAACGGCGGCATTCGGTGCTGTACAGGGTAGACGCGCTATGCAAGAGGCGCAGCGTCAGCGTGAGCAGTCTGTTGCAGAGCAAAAAGCGTTGGGCGACCCATACAAGAAGATGGGTTCAGAGTTGCAGCGTCAAGCACAAGCCGGTGAAATGACTCCGCAGTCTGCACAGGCTTTCCAAGCCCTTCGCGCACAGTTAGCGCAGGGTGTTGAGACTAGAGGTGGTGTCGGTGCAGCGCAAGCACAGGCTCAACTAGAGATGTTCCGCAATAACTTGTTGCAAAACCAGTTTAACTACGGCTTACAGGTGTCGCAGATTGGCGACCAAATTGCATTGGGCGCTATCAGAACGGGTATGCAGCTTGATAGACAGTTGCTTGAAGCAAATCAAAACTTCTACACTAATCTTGCTCAATTCGCTTCAGGCGGCGTACCCGGAACTCAACAAGTTAGGAGAGTCTAATGGCTGAAGAAACAAAAGCTCTGACGACTAGACCGAAGGCGTTTACTTTGCCAGCAGCGCCTGACTTGGCTGGATTCAAAACGGAGTTAGGGCCGATTCCTAAAGTTGCTGATTATCAAAAAGTTGCTGAAGAATTAAAAACATCAAAAGAAGTTGGCGGAGAGCAATTGCGTAAGCTCGAAAGATTGGAAAGCGCCGAGCAAGATATTGGTGCTGCACAGTTGGCAACGCAACAGTTTAAAGCTGATACTGACGCTGCTATAGCGCGTCAGACCAGAGAGGGAGCGCAAGACATTGAGGCTGGCTTAGACCTGATTCGTCAGAAGTTCCCGCATCCACAGTTTCATCCTACGCAAGAGAACGTGCAGAGCATGGCAACCCTGTTTAGCCTGATTGGGTTGGTCGGAACGGGCATGGGCGGTGGCGGCAAGATGTCTGCAATGAACGCCTTGGTCAGCATGAATGGGATGTTGAAGGGCTGGCAACAAGGTCGTAAAGATTTGTGGGAACGCGAGAAGGTTGAGTTTGACAAGAACATGGCTAGAGTGAAAGCCATTCTTGATGATGCTTACAAAGATGCAGACCGTGCTTACAAGACACTTGCTTACAACCGCGAGGAAGCACAAGCGTTGGCAGGTCAGTCGGCTGCAAAGTTGGGCGGTCAGGTTGGTAAGCAGATTCTTGAGAAACAAGGTCTTGAAAGGTACGTTGGATTTTTAGACGGCTTGAAAAAAGATTTTCAAAACGCAGAAGAACGAGCATCTGCTGAAAGAATTCAACAAGCAAGAAATGACGCTGCTGACAAAAGACAATTAGCTCAATTTGCTCAACAAGATAAATTGGCTAGAGACAGAGAGGCGGCTGCTGAAAGGCGCCTTCGCAGAGATATGGACCATAGAGAGCGTTTGGCTGCAATTAAAGCATCCCAACCAAGGGGTCAGGGAAGCGCAGCAAACACTCGGTACGCTTTCAATATGGCTGAAGCGTTTAGCCAAGCGGCGCAAGATTTGGTCAACATTACAAATATGCCAAGAGATACCGTCATGGGTAACTTTGCAGAGTTGGCAGGTAAATCTGGTGATTCTCTAAAGCAAGGCTTAACAGCGGCATTAGGTAGAAAGATTACTAGCCAAGATGAACGTATGTTTGCTCAATTAGTAGCCGGTCTTGACCAAAACATGGCTAGAACTTTGGGTGGCGGTTACGCAAACTCTGGCGCTAAACACGCGATTGAAGCGTACAAACAACAATTACCAAGAGCTGGTGATTCTGCTGCGACCTCAGCTTTATTCTTGGCCCGATTCAAACAAGAACTTGGTATTTTTGCCGATGTGTTTGAGGCGCATCCGGGTTCTTCTGACAAGATGGCTGGCAAAGTTAACAATTACATGAATGCTGTTAACAAGGCTATTCCATACAATGTGAACGATGTTTTGGATGCAACCAGAGGTTCTAGACAAACCATCAATAAACAATTTGAAGAATTGGCGACTCCTAGAGGCGACATAAATTTACCAGTTGATTCTGGTAATGCAGCTTCAACGCCATCGGCGGGTCGCGCAACTCTAAGAGGTAGAGCGATTGTGGTGCGCGGCAACAAATGGGTATTTGAAGATGATGGGACGGAGGCTAAATAATGGCTGAACCACTTCCACCATTGCCAGCGGGGGCGGTTATGGATATGCCGCCCTTGCCTGAAGGCGCAACAATGGATGCGCCACCTTTGCCGTCTGGCGCAACCCGTGATAAAGCGCCAAGGTTAGATTTAAAAGAAGAACCAAAAGATGATTTTTTTGGTCGAGCAAAAAAGGTTGCAGCGGAAACAGGTATGGGTGCAGCGGTTGGTGCGGCAGCGCCAGAATTGTTTACGCTTGCAGGTGGTGCTGCGGCTGCTTTTCCATTAACGGCTCCAGCAGCCCCGTTTTTGTTTTCTACTGGTCAAGCTATGCGGGGTCAACGCTTGGCTCAAGCTGGTCTTGGTGCGCTTGGTGGATTTGGTAGCGGGGCAGCAGGAGAAACAGCGGAAGCTATGGGTGCTTCTCCGGCAACTGTAGAGGCCATCAGATTTGGTGGGGCAATCGTTGTTCCAGAGTTTGCTAACGCCGCTACCTTTGCAATCAGAAAAGGATTCCAAGGTTTATTGGGACTAAACACCGCTGGTGCTGTTAGCGCTGTTGCCAAAGATTTAGGCGTTGATGAGGCAAAACTTACGCCAAGTCAAAGAGCGTTTATCGAAAAACAAATTAGTGACATTCGCGGCAAAACAAAAGCTGGCGTTCCCCAAGAGAAGATTTTTGCTGATTTGAGCGCAGAAGCAGAACGGGTTGCTGCTGAAGCGGCTCAACGCGCTGGTGGCGTAGAACGCGCTGGAACGGCTGCTGGCTTGGAGCAAAAGCGCAAAGCTATGCAAGCCGCTGGCCTTGCTGAAGATGTCGGTGCTTCTGGCAAACAACTGATTGATGAAGCCAAATCTAAGATAAGCAGAGTCGGCGACCCATCACAAGAAACATCATCTATTGGCAACACCATTAGAGAAAGAATCGTAAACCGGTTTAGCGCAGAGTCGGTTCAGCGTTCTCAAGCGTACAAGCAACAAGAAGCAATCAGGGATGCCGCAGTTGCCGAGAAAGAAAGCAAAGGCATCTTGGTTGATTCGTTGCCAGAGTACAAATCTCTAATTACTGACCTTAGAAATAAGTTGTTGATTGGTCAAACGGCTCAACAACAAAAGACAGCGCCAGTAACAGAGAGAGGTGTGTTGCAGGTTTATCAAAACATTTATGACGCGATTACGGCAAGGCGTGTTGCTACAGCTTTTGATTCAGCGGGAAAGCCAACTGCGTTCAAAACTTTTCCGACATCGTTTCAAGCGCTTGATGATGTTCGCAGAAGGTTGGGTGACGCAGCCTTTGGAAAAGAGGTTGAAGGATATTCTGCGATTGGCACAAAGTTAGCAGAAAAGTATTACGGAAAGATTAGCGAGATACAGTCCAAGTTTGCGGGTCAGGCGCAAGATGTATTGCAGCGTGATTATGAGATGGCATCTCGCTTGTTAGAAAAATACAAATCAAAGGCTGGTGAAAGAGCAACCGCGCTAGACCGGTTTGATGCCACACGTTATAAGACCGACGCACAGTCTTTGCCAAAAGATTATTTTAAAAGTGAGCAGAGCGTCAAAGATTTGATTGACCTAACTGGTGACAGAGCGTTTGTTACAACAGAGGCAAGTAACTTTGCCGCTAACCAGTTGCGTAATCTAAAAGACGCTACTGCGGTTCGTCGGTGGGCCAACTCAAACTCTGATTGGCTTAAAGCGTTGCCAGAAGTTAATGCAAAAGTTAGTTCCTATTTGAATGCTTTAGAACGTGCAGAGGGGTTTGCTGCAAGAAGCGCAAAAGTTCAGAAGGGCATTGAGCAGCGCGGCAAGATGGCGGGTGCTGAAGGCGAGGCTGTTGAAAAAGTTGCAGGGAAAGAGGCTGCAAAGATTACAAAAGAAGCCGAGAAAATGGTTGACCGTTTGATTGGTTCAAAAGAAGCGCCGTTACAAGTTAAGAACATGATTTTGTCTGGCGATAGAGAAACATGGAATGCGATTGCGCCTGTAATTAGCAAGTCAGCAAAAGGTAAGGAAACGCTGGCAGACGCAGTTAGTCAAATCATGGCTGACCGTGCTTCTACAGGCATGAGAAGCGCAGGTATTACGTTTAGAGAGAATGTTGCGCCAGCCTTGCGCCGTACTGGTTTGATGGATGAAGCAAAGATTTCTCAGTTGCAATCGCAGCTTGATGAAATAGCTAAAGTAGCTATAAATGAAGAGCAAAAGTTGAGTTTGTCTCAACGTCTATTACGCAATGCAATTACCGGTTATGCGGCTCCCGGCGTATATAGAGCTGGTTCGTCTGGTTACGATTATTTGACCGGCAAAGGCCAAGTTACTTCAATGGAACCAAGGTGACGATATGCCATTAAAGAAAGGCTATAGCCAAAAGACTATTAGCAAGAACATCCGTCGTGAGATGAAGCGCGGCAGACCGCAGAAACAGGCGGTTGCAATCGCGTTATCAGTTGCAAGAAAAGCAAAGAAGGGTAAGCGAGGCAAGCGTGGCTAAGAAAAGCAAGGGGATAAATCCTGACCTAGAGGATGCAATTTCGAGTACCTTGAAGTCGGTGATGAATGACAGCATGGCAAGCATTACCGAGAAGATGAAGGTGATTGACAGGGCTTTGAAGCTGGAGGCCATCAAGCTGAAGATGTCGGACGATGAGTGGGGTTCCGGCTTTAATCTTGATGAGGATGACGATAAGGATTAGACTTGAGATTCTTCATATTAGGGGATAACTATGGAAGCAATCCAAGTCATTACTATAGCCTTGCGCGTCATCAGCGACCGCTTGATTACGATTTTGGCACTACTGACTTCATTTGGTCTAGGGTGTTGGACGATGTGGAACCCGATGTGGGAGCGAGTATCGACCCTAGCGATATTCGTACTATTCAGTTATTTGTTAGTAAGAGTGAAAGAAAGGAATAGCGATGCGCGACCCGAAAGACCTTCAATACAAGAGTAGCGTTCCCGGCGCAGAGGAACTGAACTACAGCCAGAAGTATGCAAAGGCTGTCAGACCGCAGAAGCCTTCTGACGCAACCGAGAACAAGCAGAAGTGGCAACCCGGACAAGTGCCGATGGGTGGCTACCGTTCAATCCTCTGTTTTGAGGATGGCAACTACACCTCGAAACTTTCTAAAACGTCTGGTGGCGGCAAAAAGGTGTACTAATGGCTAATAACATTGCATTTCAGCCGATGGGAAAGACGTACAAAATTGCTGCGCCCTCGGCAAACACGGCTGTAACGATTGCCATTACCGCTGACAGCCCTTGTAATCAGTATTATTTTTCAAACCACGAAGCCGCTGGTAAAGGCGCATACGTTCGCATCAGCGAATCTAATGTCGCGGCTGTGTTGCCTGACGTTACGGGGCAATACACGATGCTGGTTCCCCCAAGCACTCGCGTTATCTTTACTGGCGTTCAATGTGGCCCGACCAAGACGGTGTATGTGTCTCTGATTGGGGAAAACAACAACGCTGAAGTGTATGTGACTCCGGGAGAAGGACTATGAGAACTTACATTCTTGAAAGAGCGAAAGAACCGTCAACATGGCGCGGCATTCTGTTATTTCTAACGGCTATGGGTGTGCCGATTGCACCAGAGTTGGCGAATAACATCGTAACAGTAGGTCTTGGTTTAGCTGGCATCGTTGGGATGGTGACGAAGGGATGATTAACAGCCGCAGCTTGAATGACTTGCTGCCACCGGTTAAACGCCGTGTTGAAGCGTTCATAGCGGCTTGTAAGGCTGATGGCATCGATTTGTTAGTAACCAGTACCTATAGAGACAATGCGAGTCAAGACGCGCTATACGCGCAAGGTAGAACAAAGCCGGGAAAGATTGTCACGAACGCAAGGGCTGGTCAAAGTTTTCATAATCATCGTTGTGCTGTTGATGTTGTGCCTATTGTGGCTGGCAAACCGAGATGGGATGTCAAAGACGAAGTTTGGCAAAAGATTGGCAGCAAAGGCAAAGCCGTGGGTCTGGAGTGGGCAGGGGATTGGAAGGGAAAGCTTAAAGAGATGGCGCATTTTCAATGGACGGGGGGATTAACTCTTGCTGATTTGCAATCTGGGAAACGACCCAATCAAACACAAGTTTGATTTCTTCAGCAGAAGCATCTCCTTTAATTGTATTTGCTCGTTTAGAAATTATTTGAATATTTCCTTTTACATATCCTTTGCTTGGGATAATTTTGTCCAAGGATGGCGAATCAAAATTGCCGCCTTGTTTGTCAGCCCAATTTAATTTGATTCCAAGAATAGGGCAAAATTCTGGAATGTAAATATCTTTGCTTGTAATATCAAAAGGAATGTTTTTTTTCTTGGCTCGTTGTTTTGCTCTTTGAATAATTGCATTAACTCTTGATGAAAAAAATTTAGAACGAATTCGGTCATATTCTCGTATTTGTTCGCCTTTTAAAAACCTTCTATTTTTATCGTATTGGCTTTTTTCTTCTTTAAATTTTTTTTGACGCGCCAAAGAAGCAGCCAATCTTTTTTCTTTGTTTTTTATGTAATATTCTCTTTGGTATTTTTTCTGCTGTTCAGTAAGAGGCATAAAATTCTTTCATTTGGAAATGAAAGTATTATATACACACTTCCAGTAGGAGGTAAACTTGTCTAGGAACGTAAATCTCTCTGTCGGCAGGGGTGAGAAACTGTCAGTCAAAGCTGGCGGCGGTCTGACTGCTAAAGGCCGAAAGAAGTACAACCGTGCTACCGGCAGCAAACTAAAAGCCCCGACTAAAGACCCAAAGAACCCGCGCCACAAGTCGTTTTGTGCGCGGTCTAAGTCTTGGAAGGGTGAGCGCGGCAAAGCAGCTAGACGTAGATGGGGATGTCGTTAATTTCAAAGGAGAGATGTCATGAAAGGTATCAGCAGAACAATCGGTTCTATGGCACGTTCCGCAGGTAACAAACTTGCAGAGGCAAGTTCACGCCAGAGCGAAGGCAAAAGCGATTCCTCAAAAGCAATCGGTCGCGTGATGAAGGATGTTGCAACCAGAGCTATGAGACCTGCCCGTCGCGGAGCGAGATAAGATGAGCGACGGACTATACGCCAACATTAACGCTAAACGTGAGCGTATTAAGCGTGGTTCAGGTGAGCGCATGAGGACACCCGGAAGCAAGGGTGCGCCGACAGACGCAGCGTTTAGGAAGTCAGCAAAGACGGCGAGAAAAGGTCGCCGTTAATCACAACTAGGGGATAAGCATGGCGCATCCAGCGCAGATGGCGTTCGTCGTTCGTCTGAAAGAAAAGTTTCCAGAATACTTTGTGCGTCAAGCCGTGCTAGAGATAGGTTCTTTGAACCTGAACGGCACAATCAGGCCGTACTTTGAGCAATGTAACTACATCGGGGTGGACGTTGGCCCCGGCCCCGGTGTTGATGTGGTTGCCAAAGGTGAAGACCTGACTTACACCGACGGCTCTTTTGATGTGGTGTGCAGTACGGAGTGCTTTGAGCATACGGCTGCATGGCCTCAAATCTTTGCCAACATGGTGAAGTTTGCGAATCACCTTGTCTTCTTTACTTGCGCTACAACCGGTCGCCCTGAACACGGAACCAGCCGCTGCAACCCGTGGGATTCGCCGCACACCGCTGGCGACTACTACGCCAATGTCACCGAGGCTGATGTGCGTGAAAAATGCGATTTGAGTGAGTTTGTGGCTTACGGCTTCGAAGTCGATGAACAAGCGCATGACCTCTACTTTTGGGGCGTTAAATCGGGCTTACCACCCCCCAAGAAAATCTAGAATTCCACATTTGAAACATCAGCGACCATATACCACTCAACGATGTAGTCTTTGAGTTCGGTAAGACCTTCGCCAGCAAGGACGCACTTGTCGTAAGGCAAAACACGCCAGAACTTGCTGACCGTCATTTCTCGGTCTTCTGTGTACCCGTTGATGATGAGTACGGTGTGGCTAGGAAGCCTTGAGAGGCTTTTTAAGAGGATTTCTTGACCCTTGCTGACCTGTTCCCCGTCCCGCTTCCATTCCGCGACCAGAAAGCTGCCTTTGCGCTCATAGACCATATCCAGATTTGACGGAACCACCTTGCCAAGCAGTCCCGTCAGTTCTGTGAAGTCGATATGTGCGGCGTAGGGGTTTCTCACGGTGCTTTTAGCAGTCTGCCCTCGAAGGCATACGTTCCGATGTGGCTTAACTCAACCCACGGTGCTGCCCACACCGAAAACCCTGCTTCTCTTGCTTTTCTGCAAAAGTAGTAATCCTCTGACAGCAGCAGCTCTGTTTCCGGCTCAATCATGGTCGCAAAGAACTCGACAATGCGCTCTCCGTTGGTCGGGTTGTTCATGTCTAGCACGTTGTTCAGGTAATTCGGCAACTGTGTCGCCATAGCCTCCATGACTTCACGCTTAATCAGCATAAAGCCGGTTCCGCCGTTCCAAATCTCGACAGGCTCATTCACCGGAACCGTCACCTCTGGCGTGTAGTCCTTTAGGTTGACGACAAACGCCCCTGTGTGGAACTTTAGTTCGCTATCAGGTACGCCAGCGTTCATAGCGTTTCTGACGGTGTGCCAGTTAATTTCTTTCTTTGGATAAATGCCGCAAATGATGTCTTTGTCGGCTGCAATCATCGGAAAGATGTCTTCTGGCCTAAACAGGATGTCGGCATCAATGAACATCAGGTGTGTGGCTTCTGACTTCAGGAAATTCGCTGACAGCAGGTTTCTGCCGCGCTGGATAAGCGACTCATTGAATAGGAAACTAAAGCTGATGTTGATTCCGTGTTGGCTGCACATGGTTTGCAGCTTCAGGCACGACTGCATGAAATAACCGAAGCATTGACCGCCGTACATGGGCGAAGCTACAAAGATATGTTTGTTCATGTTTTCCTCTGAATTAGTGGGGCTGTCGGAAACGATGCCCCGTACCGTTCCTAACTGCGCTCAAGGGCGCTCACCTTCCGACTGGCGGGGGTCTGGCAATTCTTCAATCACAACGTGCAATAGACCGCCTTTAAGTGGCTCTCCGCGAATCATCTCAAGGTGGTCTACTTGGAAATCGTCATCAAACACCCCTGCGTGTTCTAGTGCGTCTAAAACAGCCTTGATGCGGTTGTCGATGTCTGTTTTGCGCTTATCTCTTGGGCGCAAAATCATCGTGATTTTCAATTTGCTATCCCCGAATTTAGGAATGTTTTTGTCAATGATGATGTTTTGGACTTCTTCTCTGAACACCCTGCCAGCCTTCGAGAGTACGGTGCGGCCTCTGAAGTTGCGCCACATCGTATTCATCGATGGCGGGAAGGGCAGTTCAAAAGAGCTTACCAAGGCACATCACCCGCCATTTTGCGTGGTTCTCTTGGCGTAATGTCTTTCGGATACTGTGCGTCTTTCATCTTTTCGCGGTAATTCGGGTCTTTGACGCGCAGCGTGAACCATTTGCCGTACTGACCTTCGTTTTCCCACACCCCGAACTCAATGATTTCACCTTTGTGCATCATTGTGCCTTCCCAATGTGGCTTTTTATCGCCTTCTTCCTTCTTGTAGTTCTTCTTTATCTTGCCTTTGCCTTCTTCCGGCACATATTTTTGGTATTCCATTTTTGGTTCCTCAAATTTAGGTAAAAATGCCCCGATGGGCTGTATGTCATGGTGTCGCCAGTTATCCCTCAATCGCATCCTCCAAATCCCCGAAGGTATCGACCCCCTGTTTTGCCGCCATAAACGCTACCCGTGTTGGCGCATCCATTCTGTTGATGGTGGCTTCGTTTGCTTTCGCCCATTGCAGCAGCTTCTCTGCTTTGGTTTCAGCATCCATCTTCTTACTCTCATTGATGCTGGCTACCATGTTGACATACTGGTCTGTGTAGTCTTTCCAGTTTTGGCAATACGCATAGCACGACCCATCAGGGAGATATAACGGATAGTCCGTTTCCTTAACTTCGACGATTTCTGCTGCGCCCATATCCTTTGGCGCTGCTTGGACAGGCGCACTCTTGCGGGGCGCAAAGTCTTCCGTTTCTTCGTCGGTGTAGACACCCACCACGCAGCCGGGGAAAACAGTCCTAACGCCTTCAGATACGCATCTCGAACGAAGCATAGCTCTAGGGTAATTACGCCAATTATCTTTGCCGGTAAGACCGATTTTCTTTGCCATGTCAAATGTCCAAGTGACATTGACAGAACCACCAGCAGGATGAGAGAAAATGCCAGATACGCATTCATCGGTATAGGTTTCCCATTTAACTGAACCTCCGGCTTGTTGGAAACGGGCAAGAATGGCATCGGCCTTCAATGCAGGTCTGCCCTGAATAACGTGATAGTCACGCATAGCGATAGCAGGGTGCATAGCTTCTGCTTGGCAGAGCAACATGATTGCCATTGCTTCTTCAGGGTTCTTAAAACCGAACATCTTGCTTTTGGCTGCGACTTCAGCCATTTCTTTAATGTCGTTAAGTGGCACTAATGCGCTCATAATTCACCCCTTGTCTTAATCATTGCATCTGCTATTTCGTAAGCCAATTTTGCGTTTTCGTGAGCATCCCAATCTAAATCTTCACGAAAATCGTTCATTAACGCTTGTAATGCTTTGGCTGCGAAATAATCTCTTAATGTCATACCGGTTTCTTGCCTTCCGGTCTGTGGGTTATGTTGGTTAGGAAATGCGTACATAGTCACCTCACTTGAGCAAGAATCGTCTGACACCCTGCGTTTCGACCATAAACTTTTCATACAAATCTGGCATTTGTTGTTGAAAGAGTTTGGAGTCAAACTTTTTGCTTGGCTTTGTGTTTTTCCATGTCGCCAGCACACGCCCGTCAAAGGTAGTCAGTTCAGAACTCCATTGCATGTGGGATTGAATAGCAGTCAGTAACTGTTCTTCTTTTTCCTCTAGTGCTTTGATTTGTTCCTTGACGTATTTGAGAGCGTCTGCGGCCTTTTCGATGGGCTGCGGCGCAACAATGGACGTACCCCGGTCTTGAGCATAGATAATCTTTGTCTGCTCCGTTGTTTCAGGGTCAAGTGGCTGCTTGGAAGCGACAGCACCCCAAAACCGCGCCATATCCTTAATAAGCGTTTCCTTTTGGGCATCAGTAATTGTGAAATCAAACGTCTCAAAATTTTGCCCACCAAAGAGAACTGCGAGGACAATGCGTTCGACCCCGTGAACAGTTG